GTTATCACCAAACCCTACACCTATTACCACAAGCAGTCAAAACCCCAAAGAAAAAGCCCCTTATTGGGATTACCAACAAAGGGCTTCAGTTGTTATCACATCAACTACGCCAGTTATAGCGTACAAATATTTATACTTCCATTTCCTGCGCTTCGCAATAAATCACTTCGCCCTACTTCATTACCACACTTGTCATTTACCATTGCTTTTTCTTTCTATTTCTTTGGTATGAAAAACCCTCTAAAGAATACGGTTCTTAAAAATCATCTACTTATCGACGTTTTACGCTATAATTACCGTATACGCACTTTTTTTTGCTAAAACACTTACTTCCTTGTTTATACTGAATAAAAGGGTAAAAACCGCCGTGCTACAAACCCCTATTTGTAGATAAATGTAGATTGTAGCACTTTCGTAGCACGCCAAAACCCGTGCTACCGTAGCACCTATATTGACACCCTAAAATCATTCTATTATAAATACTATTATCACACCAACTACTACTTTTATAGGAGCATTAAATGACTACAAATATAAAACAACACCTCCCAAAAATCATGGCTGATGCAGTTGCATCCATCGAAAAAACAACCCAAGTTCCAGAACAGTTTGCATTTCAATCAGTGCTTGCAGCCGCTAACTTTGCCGCTCAAAGCTATTGGCATTGGGACCCCAAACTGTTTGGTAAGGGCAAGAAGCCACTTGGACTATATCAAATAACACTATCTGCTTCTGGTACTCGCAAAAGTGCAGTATTTGAAAAAAGCCAGATGGGCATCAATCGCTGGTTAGAGGAATGGGAAGAGTTTTGCTATCAAGATAAAAAGCGATTTGCTGCTGAGGACAGTTTATATCAAGACGCACTCAAAGAATATAAAGCCGCACTTAAAACAGACCCCAGTGCGGAACCCCCAAAGGCACCTCGTCTTGCTGCTAATAGTGGTGCAGTTGTTAATCGTGGCACTACTAATGGCTTTATCAATATTATAAACCGTACCCCGGTAATGGGATTGTTCACTGACGAAGGTGCGCAGGTTTTTGCGGGACATTCAACTAAAGATGACAGTGGCACTATGGAGTTTATTACTAATCTGGTAAATCTATGGGATGACGGACGAGTATCCAAAAACACGGGTATGGATGAAGTTCGTTTGCGTAATCGCTCAGTAAGTTTGTTTCTATTAAGTCAACCTACTGTGTTAGCTAAAGTAATGAACAATCAAACACTCATGGATCAAGGCTTTTTGCATCGTGTATTGGTAATGAATATACCCGAGTTTACTACAAGTCCCACTTCTGCGCTCAATACGGATCTTGTTAGTGATATATCATTGGGTCGCTTTGGTGACGCTTGTTATAAGTTGCTTAAGGGTATTCAATTCGAGAGGCATACTGAGTATCAGTATTTTGAGAACTTAACCCATTGCCTAAACTGGACGAAAAGCGGGCTTGAAATGTATGACGTTATAAATCGCCATTTACATGCGGAGTTAGAAAACCATAAGGGCGACACATTTATTGAACCATTCCTAAAGCGTGGTTTAGAACATATTGGTCGTATAGCTGGAACTTTTGTTGCTATTGAAGGGCGCGACAGCTTTACGGACACGGATTTATTGGCAGCACTACAGGTGTTCACTATTTTTCTGGATGAAAAGATCAACCTAAACATCAGCGACAGCGGATCATTAGATAATATTGGTAAGATATTAGTTGAGTGGATTTCAAGTCAGACGGATAAAACAAAGCTGTCAAAAAGCAACTTAAGCAAGTTTGGACCAAAGAAATATCGCAGTTTGCCTATTGAACAGCGCACTCGATTGTTGAAGCTAATGACGGATGAAGGACACATAGAACGTCGTGTGACTTCTGATGGCAGCTTTTATATGGATGTGGTAGGTGCAGAATGATTGAGTTTAGTTTCGTTGAAAAAAGCACTATGCAGGCACATGCGCAAACTGTTTCATTAGATTGGGTGGGATTTGTTGAACTAATGCAGGATTGTTCCACTATACCTCGACCTGCAACTAAAGCGGACAAGGAGTTTCATACGCCTGCCATAACTGGTGCGGTGTGGGCGCAAAATGCCACTAAGCGGGATAAAACAACTGCTCTATATTCTGGACTACACGCATTGGATTTGGATTATTCATCAATATCTGTTTCGGAATGGTTGGAGTTCCTACAATCACTGGGTTGGTATTATGTGCTTCACACTACTACCTTTTCTACTGTTTTGGAACCTCGTTATAGAATAATACTGCCATTTGATAGACCTGTTCTTTTGAGTGAGTGGGATGCTATGTGGTTTGCTCTTGAAAGTGTGTTTGGTAAGCAGATGGATACAAAAACAAAAAACATAAATCGCTTGTTCTTTGTTCCACAGGATTGGATATATGAAAATAGTTATAAGGTGTTTTATTGGGGAGGAGAGTTTGCATTACCGGTTGATTGGTTGATGCAACAGTATCCTTATATACCGCCGCCCCCTCCCGTTATTCCGCAAATAAGCAACTCTGCATACCCTAGTGATTGGGTTAATATATGGGATAGCCATTTTGCTGGGGCCACTATGGTTGTTAAGTTCACTACTAGTCAAAAGGGCGGGCGTTTATGGCGTTTCATATGCTCTGTTGTTTTTAAGGCGCAGAAAGCTGGATATAGAATAGCACCCGCTGATTTAGAGATAATGGCTTGGGAGTTTAACCGGCATTTAGCTAATAAGGATTCTCGCACTAATATGCGAAAGGAAGTAGAAAAAGCAATCAAGAGTGTGTGGGGTGAAATATGAAAGTATGGATTTTATCATTAACCAGTCCGTTGCGTGGCGACGAGTGGATTGCGTTTCGTGACAGATTTTGGGATTTGAAAGCTGGACTTCTTATCTGGAGCCACGATCATAATACAATGCGATATAAGGACGCAACCAAACAACTCTTGAATAACTACAAGATGGCAATAAAGCCAGCAATCTCTGGCATCACTAATAGTGTTGTCTGCTTTGGTATAGCTGAAACTGATGCTCAGTTGTTCATACTCGCAATGTATGGGACTCTATATTATGTTGATGTTGATGAGCAGTTTATAAATGACTGTTGGTCAATACTTGAATTGGGTAATGCGAATGGCGATTTAGGGTATAAGGATGTGGTTCATTGCATTTGGATAGATGAGTTCCGACGACAAAATAAGCGGTTGCCAGAAAATAAGTGGCAATATAGGTCTGGTAAGCAGCAAATGACTATTTGATTACGCAACTTCAAAAAGGTCTTTCTTGATTTTAACAATATACAATATATACTATTACTATGACCGCTAATGTTTATGTATATGCCGAACTAAGCCATAATATGAAATACCATCTCTTAAGTTGGTTTCGTCGCTCTGGCTATTCAGAAGAGCTAATAACCGCTTGGCGGGCTGGGTTGGCTACCTGCATCAACGACGCATATTTGAAACGCCGTATGAGCATTAAAGCCAAACAGTCTAAAGTGCCGAAAGTCCGAAGACCTAAACATACACCGATGAATATTCAACGCGCAATCTCTGATTTTAGAAAAAAGAATCATAGTCTTATAGTCAATCTTCAAACAGGCGACCGAAACATTCAATACTACAACGTTGACCCAGCCGTCTATAAGATTGCTCAACTCTTTATCACTCGAAATAATAATATTAAACCGTATGATAAACGCAAATCATCATAATCGTGAATGAAGTTATTTAGTCGAGCATAAATCGCCCTTGCCACTTCTGTTTTCTGCGTTTCATCATACTCAACATACTTTGTAGCACTCATTATAAACTTTAACTGTATATCCTTGTTATGATTGACAAAAATATAGTCTTTTAGGGTGTTTCCTCCCTGACTTAATATATCTTCCTGCAACCATTCTGGTGTATCTGATATTTTAGATATTATAACCATTTTCTTATTTGACCTTTAAACATAAATACTATTATAATATTTATATTAGAGCGCTGTTGCTCATTTGAAAGGAATATGAAAATGGATATCGTCACTATGTTAATCTTGGGTGTTATTGTACTTGTTGTTGCATTCGTTGCTTTTATGGCATTATGGCCCGTAATGGCTGCAATGCTGGTGTTTGGTGGTTTGGGCAGTCTTATAGGTCCTGTGGGAATGACCGTGGGCTTGATATTTGGTGCTGCTCTTGGCACTCTTTTTATTTTTGTAGCCCTTGCACAAGGTTAAGCCTTTAAACATAAATACTATTATAGAAAGGAAAATCAATGAAACAATGTATGAAATGTAAACTGTTTAAAGCCACTACAGAATTTACTATGAACCGCCACTTAGCTTCCGGGCTGAGTGACTACTGTAAATCCTGCAAGTCAGAAATAGAACGGGATTATAGAGCTAAACCAGAAAATCGTGCTCGCTTAACTGCTTATCATAAGGAATGGCGCGCTCGTAAAAGACAACTGAAACAACAAACAGAGGAATAACAATGTATATTATACCAACTATTATACCAGCAATGACAAACAACTATATGTTGCTTAATGAAAATATAGCCTCAATCAACAAGCTCAATAACCTTATTGAGAGAATAGAAACGGAACTTGACTACAACACCAGAGAAGATTTTGATGTGGTCACATTAGAGTATGAGGACGGTGAGCGAATATATTGCTTTATTACAACTTCGCCCGCTATTCACGCAGATATATGCGACCTATTAGGAGTATAAAATGAAAATAACGATTCCAACAAAAAAAGCCAGCAGTGACCGCCACTTATCTTGGATTTTGGGATACGAACCTGATATAACACCCAGAACAGATGACATAACAAAATGCTTCCCCACCGCCGCTTACGATATAGAACTATACAAATGGCATATGGGAGTAGGAAAATACTTTTATCAAAATCACCTATATGGCTGGCTTTGCAAATATGCTCCAATAAAGCCGCCCTATTATCTTGGAGTAGACATTGGCGCTAATGTGGGACAACACTCTATAATGATGAGCCAGATGTGTAAGAGAGTTATCGCTTTTGAACCGCATCCTGAAACATTTAATGTGCTACAGAGAAATATGGACGTTAACAACATTAACAATGTTGAACTATATCAAGATGCGATAAGTGACCGTATTAGAAAAGCACAAATCACAGATAGAAAAATGAGTGGCAGTAATCATATTAAGTTTGATAATACCCGTTCACCCAGTAATATTATGACCAATGTGTATCCATTGGATTATTTCAATCTAAAAACCGTACACATAATAAAGATTGATGTTGAATGTCACGAGTTAGAAGTATTAAACGGAATGGAACAAACACTTCACTATAACAATCCGTATGTTATTTTAGAAGCACATAGAGGTAGATGGGAAACTCCATATATGTTTGATTTTATGGAAGGCAACGAATATTTTGTAATAGCACATTTTCAGAACAACATTATATTTCATAAATCATCACGGAGACATAAATGACATATATAATATCAACCAACCCTCTATATAAATCAAAAATGAAAAAAGTCGTCTTAGATGACACATATTCAGATAAAATATATAGAACCTGGCTAAAAAACATAATGAAAAAAGCAGGTTACACTATAGAAAAAAATGTGTATCTATACGAGGTCAACACCGAAAATCTGATACAACATATATTGATAGGAATAGCAACGTCGAATATATTATATCAATCAGAAGATATATCAGAACTGAAAAATCTACTCGATAATACATATAAAATATATAATGCCTATATAATAGACAATATTATTCAGGAATACGAAGAGGATAAAAAATACCTAAATGAAATGAAAAAAATGATGAAAAATATAAAAAATCTACCCAGACCATATAATGTTCAGATAAAATCACTATTAGATAGTGTCGAACATTATATTAGCTCATTGAGCTCAAATCAAATCGAACGAGCTGCAATGATTAAAGCCAGGAAGTATCTGAATCGTCAGATAAATCCAATGAAAAATACAATATCAGAATAAATGACATAAAGGAATAACAAAAATGGAAATAATAACTAACAACTCAGAAATGCAACCGCATCCTACAATGAGTACAGACTGTTGGATCTGGCGCAAAAGCCTACAAGGTCAAGGCTATGGTAATGCAACCTATCAAGGCGCTTACCACCGCGCTCACGTTCTATCATACAAACTGTTCAATAACGACTATGACTTACAAGGCTATACAATCAACCATCACTGTGACCGTCCAGCTTGTGTAAACCCGCTTCATTTATATAAGGGTACTCAAGCTGAAAACAACAGAGATACTCGTATGCGTGGCAGAACACGACGAGTAGAAATCATTTCTGATGAAGGATATTTTGAAACCATATCAGAAGCCTGTAGATATTATAATCGCTCAGCAGATTGGGTTAGATTAAGAGCCAAACGCAATCCACGTTGGCTGATGCTCGTTAATGGCTATGAGGTGCGAGAATGAAAACCATATATTTGGTAATGCAGCAGGCCTATGATGAATACGTCACACATGGTGCTGCATTTGTTGACGTGGAACAATGCTTAGATTTTGTCAAAAGAAAAAATGAACAGTTTCTAAGATCACGTGATATTCCAGAAACCTATGAAGCATATACATATGAAGAGATTCATTTGATTGAAACACCAGAGGAATATTTGTCGCTGGTACTAATGATAGAGGAAATATGATGTTTGAAACACTGATAATAATACTCATAATCTGTTCAGTGGTGTTATGCCTATGAGAACGATCAGAATACCACCCTTTTTAGACCCTGAGTTTAACCACACCAGTAATCAGATGAAAGTTATAGATGCTGATATGGCAATGGCCTCCATAATACGCGAATTGAAAATGACATACAGCCAATATGATCAAGTCAAACGAACCGCAGATGAAGTGAGTGTTTATGACGACCACCTATTATATCTAACACTTAAACACCCAGAGCTATTAGATAGATTGGAGATTGAATGATGTTGACCCCGTTTCAAAGAATTATAAGTGAACTAAAAGAGAAAATGGAATGCCAACAGAGATTCCCTGATTTGGAAACAAATCCGAATAGTAAGATGCAAGCCGTTTTAATTTATGGCGACAACATAGTTGATAGTATTATTAATCAGGAAGCGGAATTTGAAAAAAGCAACACTTTTCGCTACTTACCCGGCGGTAACAAAATATCAATACAACCAAAGGAGATTGAATGATGGCAGAACACGAATTCAACGCAACAGAAATAGCATTGATTGAAATAAGATACAAGTTAGATACAATAATAGAACTACTTGAACAACTCGTACCAAAGGAGACAGATGAAAAAGACACTTAAAGAGATACAGGAAAAAGTATTAGAACGTCGCGATAACTCAACAGAAATGCGATTAGCCGCTCTTATCAAGACGGTAAAGGAACAGGCAGATCGTATCGAGTATTTAGAAAAAAGCCTTGCCGATATTATTTCTATTATTGACAATGAACAATAAGACTACTATACTTAATTCTGTTAGTTGAGATATTCAAAATTATTCCTCTGAAAAGGAAAAGCCCCTTAAGTGGGGCTTTTCTATCTCTTCAAAAACCAATCTCGTTCTGCTTTTCTGCGTCTTGTTAGACCGGCTAATACGCGGCCCCCAGCTTTATTCCATCTAAGGAATTGGTCAGCAGCACCAACATAATCACCCGCATTTAGTTTGCGCAGTAATGTACTTTCACCTAACGCACCTTCACCTAAATTAAAAGCAAACGATACGAGGGCATCAAACTGTGATTGATTGATTGGCACGGTGACCAAACGACTTACAGCGCGTTCAAACCGCTCAATATCTTTCTTTAACAGCGCCAACCCCTGTTCTCTGGTAATGGGTGGGTCAGTCATTTTCACATTGCTAGTATGACCAAACCCGATGGTAGCAATGCCACCAGAACAAAGATAAGGTGAACCACCCCACCCTTCAAAGTTCGCAATAAATGTAATAATATCGTCACTTGCTTTCATTGATAACTCCCCATAAAATAGTATTTACCACTGATTTCACCTTAATAGCCGTTTGAGTATGTTTCAACAACTTAGTAGAAGGGTTTCACACTTTCTACCCGACGACGCGCACTATAATATTTTTCCATCTTAACGTCATTTTCAGTTGTTACGGTAGGGCGGCTGCGCAGTAAGTACCCGATGGCATCATAAGCGTGATCTTCTTGTCGGGGTCCCGGTCCTTTATCAGCTTCGTTCTTGTCCAATACTAAGTTTGGTACAGTTCGCCAGAAGTTGACGCAGTTTTCCATAATAAACAACATAGGCACTGGCCTATCTGCGGGATCAACATTATCCTTGTTGCCAGCCAATCGCGCCAAAAATTCATTGAAGTTAGCTTTTCTGTCTTTTATGGATTTTCTCAGTCGTATTGCGCCACCTGTAGCAACAAACATTTTTTCCTGTGGTGAAGGGCCGTCGCCACTTGCCCACATCTGATAGTCAGCAACACGATAACTGGGTGTTCCCAGATTTTCATCTTTTTCAATCTCTAATATACGTTTAGCTACTTGGTCACTTCCCCAACGAATACCCTTGTTTTCTTCACCTGTCCAACCATACCACTCGTAATACAGAACTATTGCCCCTTCTGGTATTATTATCTCTCGTTCTCTACCAAAACGAGTATCTTCTATAATAACACCTTCACTGATAGCAGCCCAATATACTGCAAAAGGCGCTGCTGTACCCCAGTCAATAGCCATAACTCGTGTCCAATGTTTGGGTATTTCAAACACGGGTAAGGCGTGGCGTATACGTTCTAAATTATGTAATGCTGACCCTTCAATAGCATCCCAGTCACCATCACGTAATGCTTTAGCTCGCTCTGGTGGCATATCTGTAAATACGGTTATATAATCCTTATCCAAATGTTCATTGTCTCTGGCTGTTGCTGGTATATAAACGCATCGCTTACCTTCAAAATACTCACCAGTTTTAGGGTCTGTGTATTCACTGGATTTATCCCTAAACACAGTCTGTGGCGGGGCAGGATCAACAAACCGTTTTTTTAGGTATGCTCTACTGGGGCCACCAATGGGGTTGGTTAGAAATAGTATTCTGGGGAACAAGTGGGCTTGTGGCTTTCGACCTTCACTTATGCGCTTCAAATCGTAAGCTTCAAGTTTTGCCTTGAACTTGCCTAATCTGCAACGAGTTTGAAGCATTTTTAATTGGTAAGGCGTCATTAGAACTGCTTCGTCAACAATCAACATATGCATTTCAGAACCTAAGTATTTATCAACATCAGGTTCTTCTGCCGCTGCGCAGAAATGTATTACGCTACCGTTATGAAATTCGTATCTTGCCGCCGCTGCTTGATACCGACCAAGTACGTCTGAGCAAATATCATTGACGGTTTTGATAATAGTTCTGTCCAAGTCGGCCATAACTCGTCGAAATATAAAACATTGCAGTCCAGGATTTTCTAAACAAGCCGCAACAGCATCCTGTGACGCACCATAGCTTTTACCACCTCCTGCTGCACCGCCATATAAAATAACGTTCGCTGCTACAGAATGTAAAAGTGCTTGCTTTGGTGTGGGTGTATAGTCTTGTTTCCAAGTAACAACGGAACTCTTCTTTTCAGCCATTTAATCTCCTCATCTTTATATTTATATAAATAATATAAAGGCCGTAATAAGGAAATATAATGAGTGAAGAAGAGCGCGGCCCTAAAACCGCAGCCGTTAACGCGGTGGGAAAATATTTTGAAAATACCTCACCACTAAGAATGATTGCGCACGTATTATTTATAGCTTCAATATCAATGGTTAGTCTTGCCGTGTATCTGGGTTATAAAATAATACATCATGATGATGTATTGGTAAGCATAATTGCGAATTTTCGGGATGATCATTCAGATCACTTTGATAAGTATCTCACTTCCAATAATATAGCGCGTGATTTTTTAACTGAATTACGAGACAGGTTGGGCGCAACAGACGCAGTTTTATTTCTCTTACATAATGGTAAGATCAGCACTGGCGGTATACCATTTTTTAAAGCCACCCAATTTAGCCAAGCATCTACCAGTGCCAGCAATGAGTTTATAGATATTGAAACCCGAGAGTTTCCTTTTTTAAATAATGCATTAAATGGTCAAACAACAGAATTTAGGTTGGGTGATCAACTTATTGCTGCTCGCGCAAATTCCAAAGATCTTATTATATTTCAAGGGCCATTATTCAAAGGCTTATTGGGTGTGCCACACGGATGGATATGGGTGAAATTCCCCGGTGATCGGAAGTTTACCGAAGCAGAGCGAGCAGAGATAATCAAGCAGGTTGAAACATATAGCCTCCTGATACAAACCGCTCTTATTCTCCGTAAAACTAATGCAAAAGAATTTAATGGGCGTTCTCCGTAAAACTTTTGAATAGGTCACAAGTTATTGTGCTGTCTGATGAAATATAGGGTGTGGCAGTTATGTGTATGTCCTCTTATAGACCAAGTACATCTATTAGGTCTTGAAGGTCATTGCTGACTTTCTCTTCGCCTGTTCTTGCCATTGCTTGCCCTAATACAGACTTGAAACGGTCGCCTCCCAAACGCTCCTTTAATTTCATATACTTAGCTATACTTACCGGATCGCTCAAACTACGTGCCATACTTCTTTCACTAAACCAGTTACCAGCATATTTAACAGCGGTCATCCTTCTGCCCTGACTTGTTAGAACACCAAAGCTACCTCTATATGCCGCAAATACCAAAGCTAACCAACTGTCGATCGGTTGACTTTGATTTTTGCCAGTTCTGTTGACTGCGCTTGCCCAATCAGCTAATTCTTCCAAACCTTTGGCATATTCCTGACCAAACAGTTCATCACTCATATCTTTGTTGGTTTTAATCCAGCTTCTTATTGCTTCTGCATCCACTTTAACAGCGGGGTCATTGAGTGTTCCGGCTTTAATAATATTATCTTGTAGGTTTGAAACAACATATCTCTTGAACTTATCTTCCAATTGCAGTTCTGGATACTCACGAGCAATGCTTCTCAAGCGTGATATGTCACCCTTAAAGCCCGATTTCCAAATCGTATCAAATACAGCTAAGGGGTTCTTTGTATTGGCGATACGGGCATCAAACGCTTCTTCCAGCATTGTATTCGCACTACTTAATCTGGCTGTTTCCACATCAAGAGCACGCTTCAATTCAACGGGCTTACTAAACATACTTAGTTCACCGGGCGTAAAGAATGTTGATAATGCTTCTCTGTATTCTTTATCAAACTTCTTTGCGGCGGCTAAATCAACATTACCGTCTTTAACCACTAAATCATACCAACGCTGACGAGTTGCTTCTCTGATACGAGTAGCAGTTTCAGTGCTTAATTCGTCTGTTTCAGCTAATCTGCTTTCTCGTTTGATAATAGTGTCAAACTGGCGACTTGCTCCCGGTTTTGTTACAACATCAAATACTTCTGCATCGCTTAATTCATAACTGCGAACACCATCAGTGGTGCCCTTCGCTGGGCTGGGTCTGATAATACGTTCCGCATAATCTCTGCGTAGTAAGTTCATACCATCACGATAAAAACTTTGAACTTCATTGCTTTTATTAAACCAGCTTTCAATGCTGTCTGCACGGGCTGTATCACCACTATCACGAGCAGTTTTGATGGCAGCTTGCCACGCATCATCAATGTCTTGTCTCATTGCGTCAGCTATCATATTCAAGCTGGATTTGAAGTCTGGGCTTAAGTTGCGGTCATACGCTTTATCTTTTAGTTGGTTAAGTGTTTGTTCAAACTTTGAAAAGTCAACTGTTTTTCCTTCTGCTGTTTCATTAATATTTGCTATTAGACTATTTTGTGTTTCACCCAACGTTTTTGTAGTTCTGGCTATTTCAGCACGAGTAGCGGCTTCTGCTTGATCAAAGTTTTTACCAATAGACGCTTCGGTTACGGTATAGTCTCTTGTTATGGAATCAACTTTAGCGGGGTCTGGCGTAAATGTTTGTTTGTTCGGTGTGAATTTTACCAATTCAACTCTATCCATTACAGCACTACTTATTTTGCTTTCTATGTCACCGCCAACAACGAGAATAATGCGCTTTCTGGGCGCTTCCATATCAGATATGTTATTCAACTGGGTTTTTAAGTTATCCAATTCAGCAGCATCTTCAACAGAACTTACTCTTAACACTGCGATTGGTTGTTGATCGGAATCTGTTCGCTTGAATGTTGTATCTGCAAACCAATCTTCCAATTTTCTTCGGTTAGCAGCACTTAAGCCAACAAGATCGTGTTCAACGGCATTACTTTTGATCAATCCGTCCAACACCGCATTAAAAGACTTATCATCACCGCCTTTGACCATCATAAGAGCAGCACTTTCAGCGGCATCTTGATTGAAAGATAACACTTGATAATATGACTGTTCATTAGGGAACAAGCTTGGTGAAATGCCTTTTGTAAATTGCTCTTTTGTAATCTGTTCTGGGAACTGACCTAAATTTAGTCCATCTTCACGGCTACGTACACGTGGTAATCCACTTGTTCTACCCGGTATTTTTCTTGCTTCTCTAAAACTGGTTACGCCATCCAATGCTTTATCCAACACGTCTGGAGCACTGGGTTGTTTGTATTTTTGTGCTACACCAAATCCATATGCCTTTTTAGCTAATGGATTATTTAAATCAACGTTAACAAGTCGTTCGTCTCTGTTTATCTTTCCGGCCGCGCCCTTGGGATTATTGGTTGTGATAATCACTCTAACTTGTTGATATTGTGGCTTTTCAAGCAATTCATTTATTGTATTTCTTTTTGCTAAATCTGTTAGAGCAACATCGCCTTCATCCAATACCAATACCCGTACTGGTCTTTTTGTGTCGGTAAGGGTAAGTTGATCAAGTTTTCGTTCTAATAGTTCCTTGGTGAACGCCTTGCTGTTGATTGTTTCAACCATAACTCTACCAGAGCTTTGGAGCACATTACCAATACTGCTTTTTCCTGATCCCCTTGGCCCTGAAAATATTATGGTTTCTGGTAAAGCGGTGTTAGCCCCGAGATTTGCTAAACTTTCAATGCTACCATCACCTAAATCTGCTGATTTAACTGTTCCTGATATAATTTCCTCTACAACGTCTCTAACAGATTTATCAACAACCAATTCATCTAATGTTGCGGGAACAGGCCCACTTGTTCTACCAGCATTATATGCTTGACGCACTATGGGGTCTGCATCTGTTTCAAATTTACGGCCATAATTCTCTAACTGACTAACACCAGCTTCTCGTGACGCTAATTCTGCATCCACTGAGTTTGGGTTGCTTCTTAATGCGGTTAATGCTTCATCACGCTGCGTTGCCAGTTCTGATAGCTGTTGATTGAGCTTAGTCAAGCGTTGATTAGCTGACAAATCACTCGCCTTAACTGCATCTTCCAGTTCTGTTACTTTTGCTGATAACTGTTGATATTGTTCGCCGTTTAAGCCCTTGTATAAGTTGGATAATAATCGTCTGTTTTCAGTAACCAGTTCTGGCACTAATCCACCGCCACGATATTCTATTTCATCCATAATACGCGCAATGCTGCTTTCAGGATCAACACGAAGCCCTATATCACGGGCTTGGTCATTTATTAATCCCAAGTCACTACGTCGTGTTTCGTCAAATTCGCCGCCTTTTCGTTCTGTCAAATCGCGTAAACTACTGCCTGCTTGTTCTGGCATAACATTAGTTCTATTCGTTTCTGCTGCATTAGCAGTTTCAGCAGCCAATCTTTCCTGTTCACGAGTAGCCGCGCCCTGTACCACTCTACCAGCAGCCACTACTTCTTCTCTGGCTACGGGTGCTACATCAACTTTGTCTCTAACAGCGGTGCTCAAACCAAGTTCACGTGCGCCTTTTGCCTTACGCATTATATCAGTCGTTTGTGCTAATCCGGCTTCTGCGTTTAATAATTCCGCACCAATCTTTTTAGCATTGTCATCTCCATATTGACTGAGCACCTGCCCAGCACTTAACTTTCTTTCCGCTACAACAGCTTCACCACCCGCTCTATTGATTGCTTCGTCAATCTGTTTTGCCGTTAATCCGGGTATGCTCGTTCCGCTTTTAAATTGTTTAAGTATCTTTATCGCAACTGCACCTACAACTTCACCACCACCAGCCATAGCAGCTTCGTATATTATAGGTTTTAGATATTCGCCAGTCGTTTCGAATGTTTGAACACCCAATGCTTTTGCTAATTCTTGTCTACCGGTTTGGGCAACACCCGCCCCGATGCCTGCGCCACCAGCAGCACCAGCCAAACCACCAACCGCACCTGCAATACCACCAGCCAAACCACCCGCGATTGGAAAAACTTCACCAGCTACGTCGGCTACGTCTCCCACTATGTCACCAAAGCCAATCAAGCTGTTGCCTTCTGGATCAATGAAGTTGTATTTTCCTGTTTCTGGGTTTTTGAATACTAACTGTTCAGCACCATTTCGTTTAACAACACCAAATTCAACGGGTTTGCCGTATTTTTCCTGTAATGTTTTTCCAAAATAACCTATTCTGGCATGTTCGTTGGTTGCTAAACTGCCTAATGCACGAGTGCCAGCACCAACACCCACATTTTCAGCGCCAATACCTTTAAGTTGTTCATCCAAACTTCTTGTGTCTGTTTTAGGCATTTTAAATTTAACCATTTCGTTAGGATCATTTAAATCCTTGAAATATGGGTTAGTTGAATCAAAGTATGTTTTTTCCTCGCCCTGCAACTCGCTATATCGCTTTTCAACAAAAGGTCCGCGAGTGTTTATTTCACCAATAATTGGTAAGCCTTGACGGTTTAGTTGTTCTGGTGCTTTAACAGCACGAATACGGTCTAATAAATTACCTGTTTCGGGCGCTGATGATTGTGCTTGTGTGGGTGCTTTAACAGCACGAATTCTGTCTAATAGATTATTCATAACCTTCCTCTAACAGCTTGTCTCTTATCTGCTCGTCTGTTAATCCCTTATCTCTAAGTTGTATTACTCGTGTTTCAAACTCTGGCTTTTCGGCGGGCGTTGCTGTTGCGGGCGCTGACGAAGCATTTGCTGTAGGCTCCTGTAGAGGGAATTTTCTGCCATCCTTGTACATTGAATTGTGTAGTCGTTCTAATGTGGCATAATCCTTTTTAACAAGTCTACCAATTTCGCCTTCAATAATTTGAGCAACTATCATAGGATCGGCAGTAATTGCGCTTGGATCAGGAATGATTTGATCAGCACGTCTTACGTCAGCGTCAGTTAGAACACCACTACCATTCAATGCTCTTGCAACTTGGAACACCAACATTGTTCTTTGTGCGTCTATACCAGCTATATTTCGCGCCGCTTCTCTGAGTTGATTGCCGTATGTGTCACTCAATAATGCACCACTTGCGTCAACCAATCCCAAAATGTTATTGACGTTGAAGTTGACACCGTTTAATAAGCTAATAATTGGACTTGCAGCACCCATAAAGCGTGCGTTTTCTCTGATGCTGTTAGCTAATGCTTTGCCTTCTTCCAATCGACCAGCCAAGTTAATGTGCATATTACTGTATTGTTTCTTTTGGTCATTTGTTAAATTGCTTTCATTGATATAATCCAAGTCAGATGACCATTCGCCTGTTGCAGTTACGCCAGCGCCGCCAGTGTTACTTCCTCGGGTTGATGGTGGTTTGTTCAAACTCAAGCCCATTTCTTTGGCTTTTTCTGTGAATATACGAGTTAGCTGAATGTCATCGAAACTGGCTAATCGGGGTCCCATTTCAGGATCAGCACCAATAGCCGCTAATACAACACCTAATGTTTCTGGATTATTACCCAATACCGCTTCGGCTACTTTGAATACTCTGCCTTCTTCTGCTGTAGCTTCTCGTTTGGCTTTTTCATATTGTTGACCTACCCAGCTTCTTTGTGATGTAGCCATCTGAATAAGTCTGTTCATATAATCCATTTCAGCAGAATTATTGTCTTTAACAATACCTTGGTCAAACTTAACTTGTTTGTCAAGTTCAGAGGAGAAATCCTTATTACCAAACTGCCCTGTTAAAACACCAGTAAGTGCCATTAAGTCGCGTTCAAGTGGATCACGAACGGGTTGTGTTTGTGCTCCTTTGGCTTTCATAAGTTCATATAACTGTTGTAGTTCTGCATTTGGTGCGTTTGCTTGTTGTAATAAACTATCTAATCTCGCATTACTAAAGCCCGAACTTGGTCTGCCAGCGAAAGCCGTAATCGGTGTTGCGCCACCAAATGGTTGCCCTGCTGCTACTGCTGCGCCCTGTTCTTTTGACATACCAATTTCCATCTCAATCATTGCGTCTCTGATCTTCGGAATGTCGGCAGTACTAAGTGTTTGTAGTGGGTTTATACCAGTTTTGCTGGCAACGAAATTGATATACGTACCTGTATCATTTTCACTGGATGGTGCCCAATTTCTGATAATGTCCTGTATGTTTGTTAATGGTTTACCGGTTGTAGCGCCATTCATATAACGCATAATTTGTGCGTCCATCGCAGCAATACCTTCTTCGTATGAATTAAATCTAGCAAAACCGTTTTCACCGGGTTGCGCGCCTGATTGTCCAACGAAGCGAATATTACCTGGATTATTATTTCTCACACCAAGTGGTATTTTACCCACTGGTGCTGATGGTTGAGCAACAGCAGGCGCTGCTACAACAGGTGCCGCTACTGGTAAGTTCATAGGGTCTACGGGTACTGGCGCTGGTACTACAACGGGTGCAGGCTGCGATACGGGAGCCATCGCTACTGGTAAGTTCATAGGGTCTACGGGTACTGGCGCCGGCGCTGGCGCTGGTGCTGGTGGCTGACCGCCACCAACAGGCACACTGAATGGATCTTGAAACGATGGCATACCCTGATCTTTGCTGCCTGTTCCCACAGTGCTTAGACCGCTCTGCGCAGGATCACCGTTTAGGATAGCACTACGACCCGTTCTTGCTTGGCGGCGATCTGCGCCGTATGTTGCTCCTACACCCATTATGTTACCACCGTATCATTAGCACCAAAGATGCTGTCTATTAAACTCTTACCTGTATCACTTCGTTCAAATAATCCACCAGCAATATTGCCTAATCCAGCGAAAGTGCTTGCTTTCTGTTGTTGGTTGGCTGCTGCTCGTTGACTTTGTATCTGTCCTATTTGACCTAATCCACTTGCCGCACTTTGTATTGGTGCAGCATTGCCCAATATGGTAGCACTAACATTATTGTTCATTCCGGCTAAATCAGTTAGTCTTGTTCTGGCTGCGGCTTTGGCTGTTGCATCGGCTGTGTCATAAGCAGCACCAATAGTTCTGGCTTGCATTTCATCGCGTCTTTCTGGATTTATCAAACCACCAGAACCAATACCACGGGCTTTAGCACGATTGCTGACTAATATCATATCCATAAGAGCGTTTCTATTTTGGTTGATATAGTTGTCTTTTTCTTCCTGCATATATTTTTGGAAAAGTGGATTGTCCGTGCCATTTTTTAAAGCAGCATATATTTGTAATATTTCTGGTACAGTCTTTTCTTCACTGAGTTTTGATAAACGCACAAGTTCTTCATAATACTTGCCGCTCGCAACTTCTGCTGGGCTGGCTTTTTGGCTTTTAGCGCCGCCCCCTAATAGCCCTCCAACGGCTGATCCCAACGCGGAAAAGATACTCATATAAAAACTCCCTTTATCTTATTTATTAATATCGCAATTATGGTCTTCCCATTCGGTTGAACGTGACAGCCATTCGCCCCAATATGTCAGGTCCCTTGTTATCTTGTGTGGTAATGCGCCATCTAAATGCCGTTCCTCGCGCTCGTAATGGTATCTTTGGATTGAATATTCTACTGCCACCTATCTTGCTGGTACCAATAGTGAAAAACCCAATAGGTGCGCCCTCTGGTAATGCGCTTACTATAACACTATCTAAACTGGTTTGATCCCAATCGCCTTCACAGGTTATTTCATAACTAATTTCATCGCCAGTTTCGAAATACGGTTCAATAAACTTGGTACTCTTCAAATTCTGTGTTCTACCAGAATCCAAATGATTCCATCCAGTTTGATAATCTGTTAGATAAATATCGCCATTGTCATCATAAGTGCCAGTTTCAAAACGGCTAACAACACCATTACTGCCACCTGTCCACAAGTCACCATCCTGCATAACACAGAAAGTAAACTGGTTTGAAAAGCCTCCTTCAAACTTAAACCAACTGGGTATAATTTTATCTCTTGTTGAATTTCTCGCAAGAGTGATAGGAGCAAAGTTCCAGATATAAAGTTCACTGCCTATCTTCGCAATCAACCAATTACGGCGGCTGTATTGAATAAGTTGTAGTTCATCTTCTGGTGTAGCACGGATAATGTCTCTGAGTGTTTCGTTTATGCTTTCACTGATGGATTTTTGAACTATCGCTTGCGCATCTGTAGCACTCCAAAGTTGAATACCGCTATCAGCAATCCAAGCCACATCATTACCCAAGTTAATCAAACTATTTTTACTACGAATACCCTGTGGTAGAACTGTTATTGGTGAAAAGTCTGCTCCATCACCAAATGGCTGACTGCCTTGAAAAGCGAACAAGTTCTTACTGCCACCCAACATTAAAAAGCTTTGAAAGCTAACAATGCTCTTTAGTGTTTCACCTTCTGAGTTCAAGCTACCTGCGTTATAAATATTACCTCTTACGGTACCACCAAATTCCGTTAAGTCCAAACTTGCGCTGTCGGTAGTAAAATCTTGTGGATTATTGCTTCCTGATATTCTCAGCTTCTTTCTATCTCTGCTGTCGATCGCATATAATCTACCAAAATGAACAGCCGCGTTATAGATAAGTGGTGTTGCGAATTTAAGGAATGCCAAGCTGTCGCCATTTGTTTGACCACTCACTACCTGAGTAAATAATGTTGCGCCACTGATGTTGATAACATAACTTCCTGTTCCTCTGGTTGTGTTGTATATAATATCATTAACACGCAACCCTTTTGAATACCAATCAGTTACGCCACTTACTTTTATCTCGTTGTTGGTTGCAGAAGTAGCAGTTGCGATATTATCTTTAAAAAGGCCACCGGGTGTGTCAAAGATATTAAGTTCAATAGTGTCATATATTTCGTAACGGGTTCCTGCTCTTGAGCCTGTTGTTCCACCAGCAAACCCAAAGTTTGTTCTGTCTAATCGTGTATGTGTGATTGTGGCTGCTGATATACTGGTTATTAATGCTGTTTGATTGGTTGATGGAAAAAACACTATGTCATTTTCACTAACATCAGTCTGCAAATTCCAACTGCTTACTTCACTATCTATGAAAGTGTTGAATGTAGCACTTGCAACCGTTCCTACTTCAACAAGCGGCCTTAATATCTTGAAACTGCTACCGTTGTCAGTCCATACATTCAAGTCCTCGCCGTTGAAGAATATAAGCTTTTCTTCCATCTGAATACTTTTAATGCGTTCTGTCTTGTTTGAAAACGCATATACTTCTGTCCAAGCACTCACATCATAACGCCATATAGCGCCGGCGCCACTTGCGAATTTAATGCTGGTCCCCAACTCATTAACAAATTCGTGTAGTCCGGTTATGTTAGGTGCTGAACTAACAACCACACCCACGCTTTCAATTCCTTCACGCTTTTCTGCGTCTCCGGAACCGTTTACGAAGCGGTTTGTAAATGCTGTAGCGTAGTCAGATGGTGTTTCTGCTTCACTAAAGCTGGTGCTTAGTCCTCTGGCTGCGATGGGCAATATTCTTGTTTCTGGCATTATCCACGTCCTAACCAACCACCTGCGGGAACAAATCTCACACTTGTTCCGCTGTCGTTTGTAAATCTATTATGTGCTTCTCGTTTGGCATTCATATATTCTTCCATAGCAGCACGAATTGGTGCGGATTGCTCACCGTCGTTTTGTTCAAGTAGTGCTTTGTAATACAACCCTCTAATCAATAAGTTTGCTGGAAAGTCAGGTAGATAATCACCATCGTCTGTGGTTAGATTAGGTGTTTTGGCATAATAGAACATAATGAATATGTCTGAACTTGCTACACTTTGTGGCTTTGGGTATATTCTAATCTGTGGGTTATTTTGTGTATCAACGCCCCATACACTCCAAAAGCTGGGCTTGCCTTGCGTATTGGTACGAAGCATTAAATAATTCATTTCCTGCTTTTTGACTTGCTTTAATGGTCCTCTGTAATCATTATAAAATATCTGATGTACACGCTTTATGGGGTCTGGTGTTGAAAAGGTATAAAGGTCTTGTCCCACGACTGGTGTAGCGTCAACTCGTTCGTATCGTTCTTCCCAATCACCATAATCATCACAGTCTGTGATAACTTCGTTCAAGAGTTGTAATAATACTCTGCTGTATGAGTTTTGATCAATACTGTCAACGCTGGTAGTACCCATTTTGTTGAGCACTGAGTTTATAATGTCTTTGGCTGTACTTCGTGTATCAAGTGCGGAACTCATTATAATCTCCTAAATACAACATTGGTAATCTGATTGGTATATGTAAGAGTAGTAGTGTTTTGGCTGTCTAATACAACTTTTACTTCTCCACTTGTGGGCAATTCAACTAATATATTTGATTGATAAGCTGTTTGTGTGGCTGCGAGTGCGCTAACATATCCAGTTTCTATCTTTCTATCCACGCCATTGATGCTGAAATGTATTCGTGTACTTTCAGCGGATGAAAGTGTTCCAGTTGAAATAACAGTAGCCATAAACACTGCGCTGGTTCCCAAGTAAGTTATTGAGTTGCCACTGGTCTTAAAGCCAGTTGATAGGGCTGTTGTGAACACGCCACTTAATGCCGCTGACGTTGTGGCTGTTAAACTTATCGTTCCGCCTGTCATAATAAACTGTCCGTATGCGTGATTTGTAATCACTTGATCTGCATACACATTTTGAGCAGAAATCGTAGTTATATTCGCATTTGTAGCACTTAATGTTGTGATGTTGGCAGTGGTAGTATTCAAGTTTGTTGGTGTAAAAGTAGTAGTATTCAAACTGGTGAAAGTGCCTGTTGGCGCAGTGATCGCACCAGCTAATGATTGTGTAGCTGTATCTTGTAAGTTAAGTGCGCTGTCTATTAAATCTGCAAAATCTGTTCCAGAAGGCTTGTCGCCTTGTCCAAATTTGGTTTTTAATATTGCTCTGGTCGTACTTGTCATTATCTGTTCTCCACGGCTATGTAAATGGTTTTGTCATCTCTTCGCCCCGCAGTAGTCCAGATACGGCTTGTAATCGGGTATGTAGTATTTATAGTTCCGCCCCCTAACCAAAATGTATGGTCGGTTGATGTATAGCTTTCGCTTAAAATACTTATTCCTGATGTAGCGATTGCTTGTGCTGAAACGATTGTATCACCACCAAGAGCAGTTAAATATGTTGCCCAGTTCACGCGATAATCCAATATGGCGTCACTGTCCTTTCTAAATCTTGTTGTCATATTAATAATGCCTTATGTTATAATGAATATCCACGTCTGCTGTTGTGCTGGCTGCTGATGCGCAGTTATGCACCCAAAAATCAAATACGCAGGGACTTGGTGCAGCATTACCGGTCAAACCAGTTATGTTAACACTTCTTCCCGAAACATCAGCAATAAACCCACCATTTACTGTTATATCTCTAATTAAGCTGGTTGAGCTACCGATAATAGCATAAACGTCTCCACCGATAGAAGCGCCGTTTATCTGATTGAAATGCACATCTAATGAATCTCTGTATTCGTGGAAGAAAGCAACCATATGACTACTTGTATTGCGTATATGACCACCAGCAATATTAACGTTCCTTACGCCGTCTAAATACATTCCGTAGAAACAGGAAGAAGCCCCGCTTAGTGTTGCGACGAATATATTGCCAACATTCAACCCGGTCACATTTTCAACACGTAATCCATCTTCGTTTGGTCCGGGTGTACTTTGCCAAGCAGCATCAAAAACGCTAAGGGAATTAATTGTGATATTTTGGTGGGGAATAACATTAGCTTTGATCTTAAAGCCACATTGTCCAGTTCTGATTGTTTCAACTGAGTTGAAGTTTAGGTTTCTTGAGTTGAGTGCGGAGCCACCACCAATATATATACCGTGTTCGCCTTGATCGGCTATTCGCAATACATTGAAACTGCATTCTGCGCAGTCTTCAACCAATAAGCCATCCTCACCCGGGTTAGCGGAAGTAAGAATACTTTTGCCGGTGGTTATTAGGGTTTCAATTGAACTGTTATTTACTTCTCTAAAAAAGATGGAATTTAGACATTTCTCTGTTTGAATATATCCAAGACGGACTGCGCTCACTTGATAAGCGATAAGTGCTCTTGCAAAATTGCGTGCATAAATATCGTTGATACAAACATTACTACCTCGTATCTGTATAAAGCCGTCTAAGTTGCTGTCGCCTGTTAATGGGCGCTCAGCATTGGCAATTACACTTAATGAATTAATTGTGGTATTATCACTTATAATAAGACCTCTATCTAATGAAGAAACCTGCGCAGACACTACAATTGATAAGCGATCAATATACAAGCCTGATACAAGTGCGATCGCCGCCGTAGATGTTCCAAAGTTAGTTGTTATTTTGAATGTTGTATTTGATACATATGGCGCAATTGCTGCGCTGATAGTATATACCGTTCCGCTAACTCGTACTGTTTCAGGAATTGAAATGTTTGGTGCGTATGCTAAATTTGCCGATGTTTGAGTGATGAACGCACTTGCTGATATAACTGTTAAATATGCACTTAGCGCACTAACTCTGGCTATTGTGTTATCAACAAAGGTTACGCCGCCACTTGTTTCAATACCATTGCCAAATCCCACACCTGATATTATGGCTGTATTTATTAGACCAATAGCACTTGCTTCTGTGATAAATGTAGTTCTTGCACTGGATTTTGTTATTTTGTCGGTTGTATCATCAAGCCTGGCGAGTGGATAACCACCAATAGTTTGACCATCGTGTACAACGGCTGTTTTTCTGCTGGTATCAATGGTAAGTTCTGCACTTGCCCCTACGAATAGAGAATGTGCTGATGTGCTTCCACTTCTAAATTTTACTGTTGTTGCCATTGTTCTCCTTAAGCCGAATAATTATTTACGCCGCCAATTACAGCGACGGCACTTGTTGTTAAAATATTGTTTGCCGGAACTTCATATTGAGTGTCAGCAGAAATAACCATATTATTAGTTAAAAACACTCTTGTTGCGCCGCCACTTCCTTGTAGAACACGAATGCCTCTTTCGTCACTGCTGGCATTAGTTGGGGAACTAAAATCCACGCAATTGTTGCTAACAAATCCATAAATTGAATTTATGCCGGTAGTTGTTAAAAGAATACCGTGTGCTGTAGATGCCGGAATGGTACCATAGGCCAAACAAAAGTTATCCGTAACAAATACTCGTTTCCAACCTTCAACGTGGATACCGGATATTCTAAAATTACAATGATTTTCCGTAATCATTAATTGATCGCTTTGGTTATCTGAATTTTGCGCAAGTATACCATAGTTGACCGCAATAATATTATTACCTCTTAAATGTACACCTTGATAATCACTGGTTGTTAAGCCAACATTTGCGGGAAGAATACGAATACCATAATTGTAATGGGAAATATTGCAGTCCGTAATATGCATATGAACTGGTGCGGCACTACCAACAGCAGCCAATTCAATACCTATTCCGGTGTAGTTGCCCCAATAGCCAAATACGTCGCAATTGCTGATTGTTCCATTTCTCACATTCGATAAACGTATTCCTATATTAAAGTAATGTGCTGTTGAGATTGGTTTTACAGCTATATTGTCAAATCTTATTGCGGGTTCTGAACTGCCAATGCCGGGTTGACCGCTAATTTTAATACCAGTGCCCGCTGCGTATGCGCCATTACTTACAACTGCAAAGTCTCTGAAAACAACATCTTGATTAAATTGACCAATTGGCGCAGATGCATCTGAAAGTTTTATGTCTAATCCAACATCAGAATGCGTAATATAAAATCCGCTCTGTTGTTTTCCGCCGCCATACACCGCTAAACTGCGTCTTGCTGAGTTTAGGGTTATAGCGATTGGGCTGGTTGTTCTATAAAAGCTATTTAAGAAAACTATCTTGCCACTATCAAAGGCCGCTTGAACAGCAGCAGTGTCATCTGTAATTATGTCGCCGACGGCGCCATAAAATTCTGGTGTAATAAAATTATTACCAATACTATTTGGCGTATAAGCCAAATCTGCTGATGTTTGGGTGATGTATGCCGCTAATGTGCTTACTCTGGCTATTGAGTTATTAACCGTTGTTCTACCTGAAACGAATGTTATACCATCCCCGGCATTTACCGCCACTTGACCTGATACAACGGTTAAGCCATCCCCGGCATTTACCGCCACTTGACCTGAAACGAATGTTATGCCGTCACCGGCATTTACCGCCACTTGACCTGAAACGAATGTTATGCCGTCACCAGCGTTAATGCCTGCGAAAGCAGCTTCATCTATTAGGCTTTGAGTAGAGGCTGGTGTTATATAGATAGAAGCAGCACTTTCTTTTGAAAGCAGTATATCAATATCTTCTTCTAATGCGAGAGGATAACCACCAACGGTAATACCATCGTGTACTCTGACAGTCTTTTTGCCAAGATCAACGGTTAGTTCGCCTTCTGTCCCTTTGAATGATTGGTTTTGTGCTGTTGTTCCTCTGCGGAATTTAACTTGTGTTGTCATATCACTCCTTTAAGAAATATTGTTCGCCGCTATCTTGTTGGGTCCAGATCCACCATCGCTAAAGGCGGCAATTAAAAATCCACGCAGGTCGTTGCCTGTTAATATATAATTGTTGGAGTCTCCATTATTTATAAGTAGGTTATAGCCTTGTGTAGCAGGGAAGCCATTACCGCTTCCAATTCTACAGCCTTGAATACTCATCCCGCTTACCCCTGGTGCAAACTCAACTCCGTGGTAAATACCAAATGATTCCCGACTATTTCCGGTTATTTCACCATCGTGGAATCTAAAGTTTGTACCCTTAAGTACGCTAACGCCTGCTCGACCATTATTAAATGAGCGATGTTGGCTAAAACGTAATCCATCAACAGAACCAGCAGAGTAGTTTACATATATACCTTCTAAGTCAAAGCTGGATGTCCAGCATTGGGTGAAGGAACAGCCTTTGACAGTACCCCCGAGCGGCTCAACGACTAATCCTCTACCTAACCCACTATCCCAAGCGCAGTTTGTAACGAATAACCATTCAATACTGTTTCCACTGACCGGTTGCAAGGCCATTCCATTGGTTCCAAGCAAGCAACCAACGTTGTCAACCCAAGTAGCGCCAGTATTTCGTATTAGGAAGCCCACACCGTACTTGTCTAAAGGTGTGCCAGCGATTATACCATCTCTAAAATATTGATCGTTACCACCAGATACGATGATACCCATTCCACTGGTTGCGGTTGGAGTTTGAGCTTCGAAGTCTTTAATAGTACCAAGTGTGCATTGTTTAAAGTGCATCGCAGTATGTGGGCGATCAAAGCTAATGTTGTGTACTAAGAACTTAAATTGGTTTTGGCAGTATAGACTAACACCAGCAGTTCGTGCGCTTATTGAACTAATTGTCAGGTTGGATATTTGGTTATTGACATATGTTTTTGCCCCATCACCAAGTTCAATTACATTACCAGAATTATAACTGGTTATAATTTTACTTACGCCACGAGACTCGCCAGTTAGATTAAGGTTGTTGCCTTTATAGGTAAGCTTTTTCGAAATAAAATAGTTGCCATTTGGGATGAACAATTGCCCGCCATTGCGAGCACTAACGAATGATAAAGCGGCTTGAATTGCGTCGCTATCATCAGTTGAGTTATCACCTAATGCGCCAAAGTCTTTAACACTAATTATTTCACCTAATTTTTGTGACAGAGATTGGCTCGTTATGCCTCCACTTAAAGTGACTGAATAGGAGCCTAATGCACTTACTCTGGCTATGGTATTATCTATAACAATCTGTCCAGAAGTGCTAGTAAGACCATCACCAAAGCTTGCACCACTTACAATGCTTGATGTAACAAAGTCTCTGGTTGCGAGTGCAAATCCACCCATTTGTGCAGAATTGTGAACGCGAATAGTATTTAGAGTAGTGTCATAAGTAACTTCACCGATAGCGCCGGTAAATACGGAATGTGCCGAAGCAGTACCACGCCTAAACTGAATTTGTGTTGCCATTATAATGCTCCGTAATCAAATGCTTCATCTACTGTATTATTTATCGTTTCGGTATATATTATGTATTGAGTGGCGCTTTCAATGCTGCCATAATCGTTGGGGAAGGCAGAAAGAGTAGCACTTACCAAGCCATAATCTTCTGTTTGATCACTTGTATTTAATATGCTCTGATAATAATATTGTGTGTCTGATGTTTCAGTTATACTGCCATAATCATATCCATTTATAAAAACCGTTAAATCACCAAAGTCATAATAGTAATTTACATAATCAGTTAAGTTTAAGAAATCAAAATATAAAATTGGCAATAAAGCGGTATATCCCCAATCTTCTGGCGGAAAGCCATATTCAAATACCTGTGGGTTGTTTATTAGTTCTGGATGGCTATCTGTTCGCATATAATCAACTACACCATCATATAAATCAAGTGGGTGTTGACCGTCCTCTGTGCCACGCTTTACAACTTGTCCGTAATAGTCAACAACCGCATCACTCGCGTAGATGGTAAATCCAGTTCTATCGTCTATGACTAAGTTATCTCCTATTCTAATTCTGTTTCGTATTGCCATTATTTCTTACATTTTCCTGTGCAACCACTCTTACTGCATTTTGAACATTTCTTCTTCATATCGTCTCCTTATTCTGTGTAAAATATTCTTATGTATATTGCGTCCACGTTTGCTATTCTATTAGTTGTACTTGTGTTACCAACTGCGCGAAAATCCAATCCAAAATTATCAGCATTAATTTCAGCAGGTGTCCAAGTGGTACCCCATAGATCATTGCGTCTTCCGTAAGTGATTGTTCTGTTACCAAAAGCCCAATTTGCCCCCGTAACCGCTTTATTGTCACCAACTGCTGCCCCCCCTTTGACTAATCGTACAACGTTATCTCTTGCTTGTCCTGTAGTTCCGCCTGATCGATTTCTGACAACAAAAACTTGAATTCCAAATATGGTTGCACTTACCGGGATTGAAAAACCAAAATTGCGGGTTTGAAGTGTTTGCTGTGGTATGTTCTTGAACAATGTTTGTGATGATTTAATATTGTTTAAAGTGAACACGTTTGATGGAGTTGACCACGCATTACCAGTGCCGCTCGAAAGCGCACTTGTGGGTGATGCTGAAATCGCTAATATATCTTTTGCAGTGCCATCGCCTGCATAAACAACTATACCAGCGTTGCAGTATGCGGTATTTACTGTCACTGCGTCATAACCAATAGTATATGGGCTTATAGCGGTTGCTAACTCGGATATTGCGATATTGCTATAGCCGCTTAAGAGGCTTATCGTATTTGTTGATTTAGCAGATATTCCAGTAACATTAGCAAAATAAAAACCTAATATTGCGGCTTGATCGCGTAAAACAGAAAGTGTTGTTTCAATTGCAGGATTATCACCCAGTGAACTTACAGACCATTCGGCAGTTGTGATCGCTTGAAGGCTGCTAACATTCACATTGGCTATTTCTAAGAATTGTGTATCGTTAATGAAATTGTTCGCCCCGGATTCTAAGAATTGAACTCTCTTTACGTCGCCATCATTGTTGTGATACCAGTATAATCCAAATGTATCAAAGTTGGTTGTTTGTCTGTAGGCTATTCTATTTATTGCTACGCCACTTATTTGTAACGGGCGCGCAGACACCGCTAATGAAGCATCATTATAATGTTCGTGTGCAATGAAAATAACGCTGTCAGTACTGTTTGGTGTCCAGTCGAATGTTTTTGACAAACCGGGAGTATAATTGCGCCAATAGAAGTGTCCCTTAAAGTCCGGCCCTGAGTATGTTGCACTTGCGGGAGCAGCACTACCGGCATAATATTTCTGAGGATCATATACAGATATAACAAACATTATTTGTTTCTCCTGCCGTGTAGTGAGAAACTGGTGTTTATCATATCCGTACCAGCACTAACGACTAACGCGATACGATCACCAAATACTGCACTCAAGTTTGCTGTTGCAGAAGTGATAACTTGTATTGTGGTTATTGCGATATTTAATAAGCCAGTTATTGCAGTACCATTCTTTGTGACCGAATAGCTGCCACTGCCACTTGAACAACGGGCAACCATTCGTATAAATTGTGTTTCCTCCGGTATATATTCATCAAGCACGATAATGGTTTGTGTTTGTGCGCTGGAGGGAATTGCTGCTGAATAACTTAATAAATAAGTGCCTCTTTGAACGTAAGTAGCGGAAGCATATGCAGAAGTTACAAAAGCGCCACTTGTCCAAGCACTTGTGGCATAGGCAACGGGTGCGCGTGCTGAGACTATGATTGATTGGCTGGATGTTCTAACATCTATATTCACACCAGTTATATTGTTTATTCGCAGAAATGTTGAGTTGGCATACGCACTTGTTACGAAGCTGGCACTCGCCCAAGCACTTGTGGCATAAGCAGTTAGTTGGCCTGCGCTAACATAGCCGGGTGTATTGATGAACTGCGATAAGCTGCTCAAACTTCCTATTTGAACATATCTTGCATCACTATAAGCGGAAGTGACATATTGGCTTTGAGTAGCAGAAGTAAGGTAGTTTCCTCTTAACTGGTATGTTGCACTTGCGTAAGCACTCGTTGCATACGCTGGTGCGCTGGTAAGGTAGCCTGCATCATTGGTGAACTGGCTGACCGCACTCAAGCTGCCGATAGCCACATACGCTGCATCCGCGCTGGACTGAGATAGAAGGCCGCTCGTGCTGGGGATGGGTGTCCCTGCGCTTAGAAACGCACTTTCAGCCCAAGCCGAGGTCGCAAATTGTGACTGAGTAGCAGAAGTTAAATAATTGCCGATGATTTGATATTTCGCATCTGCACTACTTTCAGTTATCAATCCCGTTATGCTGGGTATGGGGGTTGCTGCTGATAGGAATACTGTTCCAGCACTCAAAAAGTTATTTGTAACCCAAGCACTTGTGGCATATTCACTTTGGGTCGCACTTGTAAGGAAATTGCTTAAATCAGAAGTTTTGGCTAATGGTGTTCCACCTACAGTAACGCCATCGTTGGTATGTATGGTTTTGGTTGTTAGGTTGTATATTATTTCGCCCGCCGCGCCAGTAAATGTGGATATAGCAGAAGCTGTCCCGCGTCTTATTCTAACTTGAACACTTAATGCACTACTCATATTACACCCCAATCAATTGCAAAAGGAGTTTCGTTAGTGGCACCCCAGTTGTATTTATAGATAAATGGGCTTTCAGTTAAACCCCAGTCCGATATTGAGAAAAGCGTATCACCTGTAGCTTTATGGTAGGGTTCTACTGTTTCTGAAAAGTTTCTTTTATCAACCATATAAGTGCGATTGCGTATATCAACAGAAGCTTCTCGTTGTCCTGCAACGGCATCAGAAACTGTATTGGGTGCGGGTACGATTATGGTATTGCTCATATTGTATTTATTCAAAACAAAAGAGGGCCAGTTACCCGGCCCCCTTGTATAATCAGCTTGTGAGCAGTCTTATTGTTTAAATAAAAACCGCTGATTATGCTCCTGCTGTTCCAAACAAACAACGCCAGTCAGTTGCACCAACAGCAAATCTAACAGAACCAATGAAGTTCATCGCGAATGTGTTAAATTCGTTGTCCTGTTCGAAACGCACTGGTGCACGTTCGCAGTATGTTAATCCTTCTTCGGCATCTGTCATAACCCAGAAAGCGTCAGGGTCAGTTAGGTATGGACTCATATGAACTTCTAATACACCTTTTAGTGTATTTAGAGCGTTTGTATTAGTAATACCAGTACCACCGTTGGTTACAGTTTGAACAGAAAGATCGCTTTTTATCAATTCTTGTGCTGTCCATTGGTTTTGTGGGGCAATAATCAATTTCTTTGGCATTAGTTTAATTCTTTTGCCTCTGTCATCAACAGCCAAGCCAATGTTTGTTAGCAAGTCTTGTAGTGAAGTTTGAGCCAAATCTGCTGGTGTGTCCAACATGTTGCTTGCTGTACCACCGCCCACTAAAGGATGGGTTGAGTTCATTATTGAAACGCCGTCTGCTGTTTTTTCAGTACTAAATGAGTTATTTAATACGTTGAAAGCTACAACTTCCTGTGTTTCTGCGATTGAACGAGCAATGTGCTTTGGTTGCTTGTTGATTTTGTCATATTGGTCGTCTTCATAAGCTTCACGGCTTACAGAAGCACCTAAAGCGTATGTAACGTTTACATATTCTTTTAGGAAACCTTCCAACATTCTATCATAGGCAACGCTTGCGCCTTCATTTTTGATTTGTGCCAAGCCCAATCCAGTTATACCCTGAACGCGCTCGTAGCTTTTCATACTCTTTTTAACTTTGAATAGTCGTCTGTGAGTTAATTCTTGTGCCTTATAGGAATCACCGAATATGGCTTCAAGTCCGGGCCATAATAGTGAGGCAAAGTTAGATGTCATTACGTTTTGCATATTATGTTACCCCTTATGCCTTTCCATTTTTATACACAGTAGCATTTCCAATAACTTCAAAAATAGTATTGGTTGTATCTGCTACAGTTTGAGATACGCCAACTACTCTAAATGGAGCGTCTGCGGAAAGTGTGCCTGTGAATGTTAATCTTGCGGTTGATGCGCCTAAACGATTATCTACATCAGTAGCTGCGGTAAAGACAACATTGGCGTTTGTACCAATGTATCTTGCGGCGCTTGTTGGTGTTATTGCGTCTAAGTCGCTTGCTACTCGATATACAATTTCACTTTGTACAAATACATCGAATAGGTCGGTTGTGTTTGCGGTTGTTGAGATTGATCCAGAACCAGAAAAAGCGTCTTTTGGTCTACCATTTGCATTTAGAACATTAGCTACAACACCTAAGTAAGTGCCAGAAGCTGCTGAAATGTCTGCGGTAAGTAGTTTTTCTACGGTTCCGTTTACCAATCTTACGGGATCACCAACCGCAATACGAGCGTCGTCGCCTGTAGCAGCACTCTTGGCGAAACGAACGGTAGCTGTTGCTCCGGTGCCATCAAGTGTTCTAACAGGAACAAAGCCAAATGCTTGTGCTGAGTTAGCCATTTATGTTCTCCTTGTTATAAGATTAAGTTATTTTCATTCTACCATATACTTTGCCACCATCTGAATGAATAGCATTTTCTGCGGTAGTTTTTATCGCCGTAATCATCTCATCACCAATACTCTTATAATAATTCCGTCTTGCTTCGGCGTTTTCATTTGGTGTTCTTATAAGAATAAACTCTCTCGATTTAATGGTAGTATCAGTTTGTGCGCCATTATCAATTCCGTTAGCTCTAATGCTTTTTACGGAATCGGTTTTGGAGTCTACAACTTCCCAACCTTCTTCTTCGTATCTTTGTATATTGCTCTCATCACGCTTTGCCCATTTATAGGCATAATTTGGGTCTTTGTTTTTAAGTTCTAAAATGTTTGCGGGCTTCCATTTGGTATTGCCCTTCTTTGTTACTGTTGTGGGTGCAACTTCACGTGCGCCTTCATCTTCAAATAACTCATCAACTTTTTTAACCATTAGCTCATCCTTCCAATCTTTTGAAGCTGTAGTGCGTATCTCTTAATCGCTGCGTCCTTATCCAAGTCAGGAAATAGCATTGTTGCTACTCTTGCCTGATCCTGTGTTAAACGAACACGATTAGAGTTTCCGCCGGTTGTACGGTCTCCCGTCATAACCTCACTTGGCTCCTGTCTTTTATTTATATTATCTCGTTGTGGTTCGTCATTCTTAATCGCTTTTGGTGTTATTGCGAATGTTTTACCCAAGCGATGCAGTTCTTCGTCTATCTTTTGTGCAATTGCTCTTAATTCAACGCCGGGGTTTTGTGCCCAATATTCTGCGCCACTTTTTAGAGCGGCTGCTTTTATGTTGTCATTTACGGCATATGGATGGTTATCAAAAAACTCCATAACCTTTTCCTGTTGTGCTGGACTCAGCATTTGAACAAACTTAGCTTCAACAGGTGTGTCTGCGTCCAATATTCTCTGAGTGGCTTTGCTTATGGGTTCTACTTCCAGTTCTTTGGATTCCAGTTTAAGCTGTTCTCTGAGTTTAACATTAGCAGCTTCGTAATCGCCTTTTCTCTGTGCGTCAGTTATTTCACGCTGTAGAGTGGTAAGTTGTGATTGACGTTCTTTTTCAGCTTTTTCGCGTTCAATAGCTTCTAATTTTTCCGCAAGTGCTTTATTTTGTGCTGTCAGTTCTTTTAGGTTGTTATCGCTGGCTTTGAGTTGTCCATATACTCTGTTGAAACGTGCTTGAACCTCGGGTTCAAATTCCACGTAATCATAGCCGGGCTTTTCAGTTTTCTTTTGTTCTGGCTTTTCTGTGTTTTCTTGTGGTTTGGCTTTTGCTTCAAACCATTCTTTGCTTCCAGTGTCAGGGGCTTCTGTGGGTTCTTGGCGCTCTGCGGGCTTGAAACTGCTTTCTGGTTTTTCTGTTGACTCTGTGGATTGATTAGCTTCGGTCGTTCCAAACTCTATATCAATCGTGCCATCTTTGTTTATTTCTAAATCACTCATTATTTAACTCTCACCAATAAATCTTCATCTTGTACAATATAATATTCGTGGCCTTCGCGTTCTATCCAGGCCCCCGAAAAATTTCCGAACATAACTGTTTCGCCAAGTTCCACATTTTGTGCTGTGGGACCAATACCAACTACCAAGCCTTCATTTCTGGCGTTTCTACGGGCGATTTCTTCGGGTATTATTAACCCGCCTTTGCTCTTCATATCTTCTCGTTGCAATACAACTCTCGCAAATTTCGGTGTAAAAGGGCAATCACTATATAAGGTTGCGCCATCTACGGTTATTGTTTCTCGTTCATTCATTTTTTTCTCCATCAATTAATTTCTTTCCGTCATAATAATCATTCCAATAGTCCATACTGGTTAGAATGTATGTGGTGTTGGGACCAAATACACGGGTTATTAATTCAGGATTACGGGAAAAAAAGTTTATGACTTCCAAAACAATGCGGGGGTCATCTGCCGCAAGTTCTGTAATGCGATTATGTAGAAACTTATTAAGTCTACACAGTTCCGCCCTGTTGGGTGCTGTTTTGCTCATCTTGTTCTCTCTCACGTAGCCCTACAATTAAGCCACTAACTCTATTTATGCTATCCCATAGGATTTCAGTTATATACTGCTTTAATGAGATAGATTTGCTTATGCCAAGTCTGTATTTTTTAGCGCCAGCATATTCTTTTGACCAATAAGAGAATGTATTCGCAATAAAATTGCTCTTTGAAAATAGTGTGCTTACTGGCTTTGACCAAGCAACATACCCCTTATAGTCTTGTGGGGTTTGTAGCCGCTCGTGATAACGATAAATTACTAACAAATCTCGTTTGTCGGCTTTTTTCAATCTATAAAGTGTGGAGTATATCCAACAACCGCCTCTACTGGATGAATTGGAGCTGCCGCCGCTACGATCACCCAAATCAGGCAAGCCAAAACTGCTGGCGTCTTGTGGTGAATAGTTTCTATCTGCGGGCGCATTAGCACGACTACCAAAGCTGCCTTCAACATCTCGTTGATTATCAATACCGGAACGGTCTGAGTTGCCACCGGAACCCGATATGGCGCTGCCATCGTCACGTAGGGCTCGGCCCTGATCGTCTCGGGCGTAGCTGTCTGGTGTTCTTGTGACGGGCGCTGCGGGAGCGGCAGTCTGTGCAGGTTGTGCAGTGTTATACGCGCCGGGGTTGGCTGCTATGAGGCTCTCAGGAGTGGTACGAGGCGTGCCAGTCTGTGCAGTGCCTATAGAGGGTACGCCGCCACTAAAAGCGCCCCCCAGTGCTCTACCAGCTACCATACCCAATGCGCCGCCGACGGGGCCGCCCACCGCGCCGCCAAAGCCGGACAGTAAGCCACTGGCTATGTCACGGGCAGTAAACTCGCCTAAGCCGGGTATATCTACAATGGTATCATCAGTTGAGGTTGCAGTTTGTGGATTAGCTGCGGTGCGTTCACGAGCCGTATCATTATATATGCTGTCTAAGCCGGGGCCAAGTGCTGTATCACCGTAGATATCATTAAAGTAATCCGCTTGGTTATATGGATTGGTTGAAAAGTCTTTTCCGTAGAAACCTCGTTGTGTATCTGCTAATCCGAATGGTGAGTTTGTTACGGCGCCACCGCCTACGTCATAATCACCGTATCGTTGGTTTGTAGCTGCAACTGGTTGACTGAAAGGATCACGATCACGCCCGCCTGAATTATCACTACCGCCCTGTAGGGCTTGAACGGTTTGTGCTACTTGTTGTGGTTGAACGACTGGTTGTCTTACTTGCCCACCAAGAGCAGTGAATACTGATTGTGGGTCATTGCCCTGAATGCCAAGCACATTTCTCAAGTAAAGTTCTTCAATGGGTGCGAGTGCTGTATAATAGTCGTTTAGGCTTTTTGTTTGTGGATTATAAAGGCTACGCGCCGCAAGGCTGCGATAATACTGTTCAACAGGATCAGTTCTAAAAGCGCCATCCTGCCCATTAAGAGCGGAGTTAGCAATAAGTGTTCTAATCTGCAACTCGGTTAGGTTAGGGTCATTAAGTATGTTAACTGGTCTTGCCACTTCACCGGGTAATATGTAATCAACCATCGTTTTCGTCCTTTATAATATCCTTTAGTTTATTTATGGGATTTGCTATCTCGCGGATAACATTATGCGCGCCTTTAAGTTGATACAATTCTTCCAGAGTGGAAATAGATTGAATACGCTTGTTAGCGTCATATAATCTGTCAAACTCTAATAAGATTGTTCTCGTGACGACGTCATCTAACCATTCTTTTATCTGTGTTCGGGTTATCATTGCGGCGCTCCCTGTGGTGCTCCCGGAGGTGCCATCACTGGTCCAGTGGGTGCGGCTGCGCTGCCACCACCCAGTGCAGCTAACAGTTCAGGCGGTATGCCGGCTGGTGTGCTCTCTGGGCCTGCTGGGGCTTGTGTGGCCGCTGCTGCGCTTTGTGTGGGAGGCAACAACTCGTCTATGTTGGGCACTTCATAGGCTGCAAGAAGCATTCTATAAGCACGGTCAATGTATTCTGGGTTTTGTTGTAACAAGGGATTATTCATAAGCACTTCAAATAGTCTCTGTGCTTTATCTTCTCGTTGTTTGTCAGTTGCCAGTTTAGGATCAGCAATAACGGTCATATCCATATCTATTTGATAATCCAGTGGGCTAACGGTTTGACTTTTTAATTCATCACCGTCTAATACAGCCCAATATTCTTCCGAGTTTAAGTTTTCGCCAATAAGTTTGTAGATAGCGCCTAATTCTTCTGTTAATGCGTCTGTGACATTCACCATAGCTGCGGTAAATGGTTGTAATCCTTGTTCTATTAAGTTAAGGAAAGTAGTAGGCTGTATAACTTTCTCAGTTGTACCGGTAACAGCCTCAGTAAGCATACCCAAGCGATCGGTTCTTGCAACTACTGCTTGAAATAGCTGTATAAGCGCAGGGTTTGGTCCCGCAAACTGGTGTTGATAAATACCCTTTCGAATATCATCCACAGCCGCATTAACAGTTAAAAACTCTCCAAGTCTCAATCGTGTTTCACCTTTTGGTATGCCTACTCGTTCGTCAACATAACCAGAAGGTATGTTGGATAATGTACCCGCATCAATGGATTGACGTAACATTCTATTTACAGAGCGATTTGTTTCACCAAGCAGTGTACCCATTCCCTCGCCATAAAAGCCATTGGGATTGGTTTGATAAAAGAAGTGCGTAAAATATTCTATGGGTTCGTAATCTTCGGGTTCACCGAATTCGGGATTATCCGCCATAATGCCTTGGGTTATTGTGGGGTCAAAAGTAGAGGGTGCGGAACTGATTGTGGTTTTTTGTTTGTTGACACGGTATCTTGCAGCTATTCGAACTATCTTACTGGTAGCTGGCGCAATCCAAACTATAACTGGTATTTCCATTCCATCATCGTTCAAATCTAAAAATGTGTGACATTCCCAGATTTCAATATAACCATTTAAGTTTCTACCTTTTGCTTGATCCATCTTTTGATTAGAGTTCTGTTGGCTGGTTACGGGGTCTGGATTAGCTGTGTCTTGTGGTTCTGGCTTAAGCAGTTCTGTAAAGAATCCATTGGTGAATTGTCTGCGGGCTCTTGATTGTGTAATCCAATAACGGTGTGTTTTACGGTCAAGCTCTGAAATATGACAGGGTTGAGTGCCCTGCGGAATAATCATATCCTTGGGTTCAATATTCACCACCTCCACATTATTAGAAAGAGTGTTAAAGAAACGCTTTCTAAAGAATGAGCCGTAAAGTGGAAGGCTTTTAAGCATTTGTTTTAAGCGCGTTTTATAACTCTTATCCTTAATCATAAGGCAGTAGTTCATATGTTTTTCAACTCTTTTAGCTGCATCTAAGTCTGCTTGCGTGATATTACCAAATGGTCTGGAACGTATAAATTCACTTTGATTGAACAGTGTTTGAATTGCTCGATTACTGAATTGGTTTACTGCTTCGGTTAGAATAGGAACGTGGTCTTTTGATGCACCAAGGAAGGGTTCTTGAGTAGCATTATAGTCTTCTTGATTGTAGACTGCTAACCAAGATCCAAGTTTAGCTAACCAATCCTGTCTTGAGTTGTCATCTTCTCGTATTTGATCCATTAGAGTGCCAGTGATTGTACCAAGGCGGTCGGTTGACAGTATTCGTGCTAAGTTTTTAAGTTGTGGATTTGTAATCTCGTAGTCTGGTATGCTTTCACCTGAGACGGCGTCTGTATCCAACTCTACTTCAATGTATTCTTCATCCATAATATTCCTTTGGTTGTTTCTTTTTATTTATCGTTTCTATAAATAGTGGTCTTGGTCGTAGGGGGAATGGTGTATTGAAGTATTTAATTCGAAAAGCATAGGGTGTGTTCAACTGTATTCAATGATTATCAAAGACAATGACCATACTCAAAGACAATACTCAATGGAATATCAAAGACAATGATTGGTCTGCGGAGCAATCATTTGATTGGTCTGCGGAGGAGATTT